CATTTATGAACGAATCTGAAACCATTGGAGGCAAGGATTATATTCGACCTCAGAGCATTGCATCGGCTGATTTAGTTAGTTCCCCCGCATCCAACGAAAGATTTAGGGATTTTGCAACCACAGAAAGCGAAATGCTTGTTTTTGCGGTTGGCACAAAATTAAGGTGCTGGGAAGGCTACAAGCCAGCCAAGGGCGTTGAGGCTTATGCTCCAGGCTCTTGCGTTAAGGCCGAGGCTAAAGAAGATTTGGGCTACAATGCGGGAGGCCAGAGCGTCCCCGCCGATATTAAACAAGCAGTTGTCGAGGCTGACCCAATACTTGACAATAAAGGAAAATCTAACATGGACGAATATAAAACACAGATGGAAGGCTTAATGAAGAGGCTTGAAGCTCTTGAAGCCATCGTAACCCCTAAGGACGAAACCAAAAAAGAAGAGGCTCCTGTGGCTCCCGAAACTCCCTCCGAGGAGAAAAAGGACGACACCAACATGAGCGAGCTTGTAAAAAAAGCCCTCGTTGAATTTGGTATCAAGCCCATCCCCGCCAGCCCCGCTGTCGAGGAAAAGGTCGAAGCCAAGGTTGAACCAAAAACTTTTGAAGCTCTTGTAGCGGCTCATGCCGATTACGGAACCTCAAAGCTATCGGCCATGAAAGCCGTTATGCTCTCAAACCCCACTGAATATGCCGAAGCTCTTAGCCGTGGCATTAGCAAAATCTAACAAAGGACAATAAAAAATGAGTTCACAGATTGAAGGAAATTTTCGCACCTTCGGATTTTCGAGCGCAATCTCGGCTTTCCGCTTGGTAATCCCCTCCACCACCACGGCGGGTAACGCTGATGTGGCGGTTACTGGCACGGCTCGTGCAATCGGCGTAGTGCAACAGGATGTTGCCGCTGGTGATTCTGGCACGGTCAAACTGTTCCACCCTACGTTTTTTGCAACCGTCTCGGGCGTTGCGGCAGTAGGTGATGTGGTTCGCTTTGATTCAGCCGGGCAAGTGACCACGGCGGCAAGTAATATCGGGACTGCCGGAATCGCTCTGGAAGCGGCCACGGCAACTTCGGCGGTTATCGAAATCGCTGTTCCGTTGTACTAAACAATCGTAACAACAACCAAGAAAGAATAAAATACCATGTCATTTATCTCTGGCGGAACAACGATTCGGGCAGATATCAGCCAAGCTCTGGTTGAAGGCCCAAGTGATGTCGGATTGATCGGGGCGGAAGTTCTCCCCTTGCTCAATGTCCCGGCGAAATCTGGAACTTACCTCAAAGCTACCCTTGCTGGTGCTGATCTGCGTAATGCGGACGCCCTCAAGCGTGATATCGCTTCCGAGTATGCCTCAATCACCCGGTCATACACCTCCCAAAGCTACACCACGCAGGAGACAGGGCTTATCGAGTACATCGACGATGCGCTCAAGTCCGATCTCAACAGGTTTTTCCAAATCGAGGCTTCCTCGGCCAAGTTCCTCTTGCGCCAGTTGAAGCTCTCGCACGAAAAGCGAGTTGCTGATTTGCTCTGGGCTTCCACCACTCCGTTTGCTACTGCCGATCAGACTCGTGCGGTTGCTTACACCGAAGCTCTCTTGACCACCATCAACGCCCCTGCGGACGTTGCGGCGGCCAAACTTGCCTTGAATAAGTTGGGATATGAGGCCAATGCGGTTCTCATGTCGGCCAACGTGTTTGAGCGTATCCGCCGTTCCACCCTCCTCCAGAATATGTTCTTCGGAGTTATCTCCGATGTCGGCCCTCGCTTGCTCGATGAGAAGCAGGTTGCCGCTGGTTTGGGTGTGGAGAAGGTTCTGATTGGTCGTGCGGCTCGTAACACCGCCAACAAAAACATTGCCTACTCTGGTTCGTTCATCGTTCCCGATGCTCAAATCATCGTTGCGAACATTCAGGGTGGAGAGTTCACCGCTGGTGGAGTTGGTCGTACCCTCGTGTGGGCCGATGACGCTCCGGGTGGTTTCATCTCCGAAACCTACCGTGATGACGCTCGCCGTTCCAACGTCCTCCGTGTTCGTATGAACACCGCGGAAGTTGTGATTGATGCGAATGCGGGTGTCCGCATCACTACGAACTATACGTAATTCGGTTCTGGTTCTGGTTCCTCTGAAGAAGGGGGGTTGGGTGAATAACCTGACCCCCCTTTTTCTTTCTATTGACATCCTTGAATAACTAGAAATCCTATCTGAAATCCTCTTGAATGAAACACGATCTTTCCATATATTTAATTGCGGGAAATGAAGAAGCCTACATTGAGCGTTGCCTTAAATCGTTTGCCCCAGCCGCAAAAGAGATGGTTGTTTGTATTGCTAGGGGGTCAGCTACTCCCGACAAAACTGAAGAGATTGCATTGGCTCTCGGTGCTCGAATTGTTCACTATAAAAATAAAAAGACTGATTGGCCTTTCATAGATAACTTTGCAGACGCTAGGAATTTGGCTTTAAATGCCTGTTCCTGTGAGTTTCAAGCGTGGGTAGATGCTGATGACGTTATGGCCGAGGATGGCGTTGCTACGATTGAATATGCCATTGACCAGCTAATAGAAAGGGATGGGCATTTAGTAGCTCTTAAGTATTGGGTGGAAAACGCCTCTCTGTGTCCCTTGAGAGAAGAAGTTTCTAGGAAAGGAACTTGTGAATGGAAAAGCCGGGTGCATGAAACCTTAATGGCTTTTGATGAAAAGAAGATGTTTGGCCTAGATAAGATTTGGCGAATCCACAAGCCTCACGGCTACAAAAAGGCAAGTGCTGATCGGAACTTTAAGATATTAGAGGACGAACTAAAGGGAACTCCTCACGCCCTATATTACCAGCAACAAGAGTATTTCCTATCCGGCCAACACGCCAAGGCTATTGAATCTGGGAAGCGAGCCTTGGCATTCCCCGATCTGGATGAGACGCTAAAATATGATGTGCTTTTGAATCTTGGGCGATGCCATCCAGAGGAAAGCGAAAGGTTAAAATACTTGGGCGAGGCCGTGACTTGCCAGCCAGAAAGAAGGGAGGCGCATTATTACGCCGCCTTGCTCTACGCTTCAAAGGGGCAATGGGTAAAAGCATGGGGATCGGCTCGCTCCGCAATTTCGCTTCCACGGCCATCTACGCATTATTGGAATTTGCAAGAGCCTGTCTATCGGTGGCAGACCTTGGACATTTATCGGACGGCTTCTATTTGCGTGGGGAACACGGCTGAGATTGAAAATGCAAATAAGGCATGGACAAACCCGCCTAAAATCACTTTGGTTCACGCAACTAGAGGCAGGGCGAATGTGGCTTATCAAAGGCGGTTTCAATGGCTTTCATTGGCCGCAGAACCTTTGGCAATCGAGTGGCTTTTCATGGTCGATCACGATGACCCAGAAAACTATGTGCCTCACGGCGGGATTAGGTGCAACCCCGGAGGCATAATTAATGCTTGGAACGAGGGGGCAAAAAGGGCTAGGGGCGATGTGATTATCCAAATGAGCGATGATTGGAGTCCTCCTCGCAACTGGGATGCCCTAATTTTGAGCGCAATAGGGGATACAAGGGCCGAGAAAGTGCTGGCAGTATCAGATGGGCACAGGCAAGATAAACTCCTTTGTATGGCAATCCTGACGCAATCTAGGCTCAAAAAACAGGGTTATATGTTCCACCCAAGCTACCAAGAGTCCGATGGCATCTATTCAGACACAGAATTTACTCAGCGAGCCTATGATGACGGAGTAGTAATTGAAGCGAAAAACATTGTTCTAACTCACGAGCATCCATTTTTTGGGCATGGAGAAATGGATGAACAATTAAAATATCACAACAAACCAGAGCATTATGAGAAAGGAAAAGCGATCTATGAAAAACGCAAAGCAGATAATTGGGTGTAGAAAAGCTAAAAAAGGGGAGAATGCCAAGGAGCTTGGTATAATTAAATTCGGGAAGTCTCGCCCTGACCCTACCAAGTATGTGAAGGTCGATATTACCTATGACGAAAAAGCAGAAAAAGATTTGTATGAGTCTGGAATGCTGGCGTTAAAGCACGACCCAGAAGCCGTGATTGAGTATGTAATCAAAAAAGCATTAGCGGAAATGGTTAAATGCAAGAAGTAACCATTAACGATTCTTTTGGGCAAGCCTTGGCAAAATATAGCAAAGGCAAGAAGATTGGCCTAGAGATCGGGGGCGGAACCGGGGATGGTTCTACTCAATGTATTTTCACAGAAAAGCTATTCAGCATTGAGATCAGCCCGGAACGCATCGGACGGCATCGCATGAACTTAGAGGCCAAGGGTGGCGTTTCTATCCAAGGATCAGCCGTTACTAGAGGTCTATGGATGAACAAGTTTGATATCTTGGAATTTTATACAAACAAAAAAACCAATCTAAATCAGTATTCTTTGGATGTGGTTA